GTGACCTTTGAAAAAAATGAGAAGGCCCCGTTAAATGCCGGGCAGGAAGCAGGCGGCCCCCGCTATACGCTGGAGGAGCTTAAGGAGCACGCGGAACCATTGTTTTCCGTGAAGGAAGAAGTACTGGCAGGTGCCTTTTTTGGTGAACAGGACAAGCTGTTCACGGTAGCAGAAGCACACACTAAAATCGAACAATTTATGAAAGCGAAGGTGGACTAATTATGGCAGGCGGAACATGGGAAAACACGAATAAACCGGTATTACCGGGTTTGTATATGAACTTTCAGGCAGCAGCAGCTTCAGCGATTCAAGGTGGATCACGCGGTACGGTCATTGTACCCGTCAAGGCGAATTGGGGACCTGTACGTGAGTTTGTAGAGATTGGCAGCGAAACGGCCATTAACCAAATCTTCTCCGGCGACAGTGAGGATGGTGCGACAGCCTATTCCACACTGTATCTGGCTCTGCTGGGCGGTCCGAAAAAACTGCTCGCTTACCGTTTGGCAGATGACACGGCTGCTGCAGCATCCGTAACGCTGAAAAGCGGTGGCGCGACACCGACGGATGTGCTGCGTTTGCAGGCTTTGTACACAGGCAGCCGCGGTAATGGTTTTGCTGTAACTGTACAGCCGACTTTGGGTGACGAGCAGGCACGTGAAGTACGCCTTTATGAAGGAACCAAGCTGCTGGGCACGTACAAAGGCAGTGACGGAACGGCTGCTTCGATTGCCGAAGCCATTAACAAAAACAGCGAAAACGTATGGGTGAAAGCCGAGGTTGTCGGCAATGGCGGCATTCCGGCGGATGTCAGCGGTGTACACCTCACTGGCGGCAACAGCGGTAATAGCAAGCTGGTCAATGCCGATTACATCGCCATGCAGGAAGCGCTTGAAGGACAGGAATTTAATGTACTGGCGCTGGATTATGCAGCCGATATGGCATTGCTGCAAAGCTTTGCCGCCTGGATCAAGCGTGTCCGGGGCGAAGGCAAAGGCGTAATCGCTGTATTCGGCGGTTCTGCGGCAGATGATGTGTCCAAAACGGCTGTCAGCGTGGCCTCACAGCGTTCCCTGGCGCTGAATCATGAAGGCGTCGTGAACGTCGGTACGGGTGTACGACTGGCAGGTACGGACTACAGCTCCGCTCAAACGGCTGCTTATGTAGCTGGACTGATCGCAGGCCAACGTCTGAATCAATCCGCGACGTATGCGGTTACGCCTTTTGAGGACGTGACCCGCCGCTGGACACGTTCCGAGCAGGAGCAGGCTGTCCGTAACGGGATCTTCCTGTTGTTCTTCGACGGCCGTCAGGTCAAGGCGCTGCGCGGAATCAACAGCTTGGTGAACCCGGCTGCCGGTCAAAACAATGCATGGAAGAAAATCCGCTCCATCCGCGTAATGGATGCGATTAACGCTGACTTGCAGCGTGCAGCCGAAGAGACTTATATCGGCAAAATCAACAACACGGTGGAAGGTCGTCTGGCCCTGATCGGTGCAATCAAAGAATATCTGGCACAGCTTTCGCTGAGCAATGTTATTGAGGCGGATGGCTACGACGTTATTCTCGATCCGGCATACTACGGCGATGCTCCAATGATCAAACCAGAGCCAGATCAAGTGTTCCTGCAATGGAACGTGAAGCTGACCGACGTGATGGAGCAGCTGTTCGGCACATTTTACGTGCAATAAATAAACATGTTACGTGCATAAGCATTGTGCGGCAATTCAGCAGGACTGAATTCGTTTTTTTAACAGCAAGGATTTTGGTAAATCCCAAACTATATTATGGATTATTTTGAGGAGGAAAAAGAAATGTTGGATGCTTCAAGAGTTATTTTAGGTACGTATGGTCAGGCGCATGTGGACGGGGTGTGGCAGACGAATATTAACAAGCTGGAAGCCAGCGTGGAAATGGAAAAACGCGAACTGAATCTTGTGGGCAATGAGTGGAAGGTGCACAAGCGCGGTATCAAAAAAGGGACGGGAACGATGAGTGGCTACAAGGTCACTTCTGATATGATTCGTCGTGGCTTTAACCGTTTTGAGATTATTACCAAACTGGATGATCCTGAAGCCTTTGGACATGAAAGTATTCGTCTCATCCGTTGCACTCCTGACAAAATCCAGCTTGCCAACTGGACAGCAGGTGAGGAAGTACAGGAAGAAACAACCTTCACCTTCGAAGGCTATGAGCTGCTTGATCCGATTGTGGCGAACTAATTAAAAAACGGGGGAGGGGGTGCTGTCAGGCATTCCGTTCCCCAACTACAAATAAGGATTTTGCAAAATCAATAAAATAAATAATAAGGGAGAATGACTTATGAGCTTGAATGAAAATATGACAGAAGAACAAATTTTGGACAGCCTGTTTGAAGCTGCTGAAAAGCTGCCGGAGGAAACGGTTCGCATCAAGCGTCTCGATATGAAAATTGTGCTGCACGGTCTGACCTCCAGCAAGGTAGACAGCATTCGTGAACGGTGTACAATTCGCCGTACCGTGAAGGGTGCAGTGGATGAAAAGGTAGATACCGAGACGTTCAACGCCCTGTTGATTTCGGAAGCTACCGGCAAGCTGGAAGTGAAGGGCTTGTCCCTTAACGGCTGGGGTGATCCCCGGATTACAAGCCGTTTGAAGCTGTCCGGTGGCGAACAATCTGTCCGTCGTATGCTGCTGGCGGGTGAACTGGATGCGGTAGGAGATAAGGTACTTGAGCTGTCCGGCTTTGGCGTTGAGATTGCTGATCTAAAAAACTAATCGGCTCCGGGGGAATGACGACGATGCTGTACCATATGTGGGTCCGGCACCACCTCCGCCCCGGAGACTTTTGGCGGCTTCCCCGCGGCGAGCGTATGCTGCTGCTGGCGTTTGCTGAGCAGGAAATGGACAGCATGGCAGCTTCAAAAGCATAAACAAGGAGGTGAACATGATAGATGGCAGAAGCATTAAATTACCGCATGAACCTTGTGATTGATCCTAAAAACGTCATTAAGGCGAACCGCGAATTACGCGCAATGGAACGCTATTTTGAGCGGATTCAAGGGCGTGTTCTGAAAATTGGCCGTACTCGCATGGCCCCGGAAATTGTGCTGAACGATATGGCCTCCAAGGGCTTGGATAATCTGTTGAATAAGATTAACCGGGTCAAATCCCAGATTATTAACGCCTCGGGGAATGTGGATTTGAAGGTGAAAAGCAGCAGTAGTGTGTCCATTGAAGGTGTTGATTCTCTTGTAAAAGCGCTAAATAGTAATACAAGTGCAATTAAACTTAAAGCTTTATTCAAAGAAGACAAACCTAAACCAGAAGAAGAGAAAAAACTTCCAGCGTGGGCTGAGAAACTACAAAAGGCATATGAACCTGTCAAGGTTGTACAGGATGTATACAAAGGAGTTACTGGTGAGGATTTAAGTCTTCAAACGTTTAAAAAGATGCCGGCCGCTTTTATGGAGACCAAACAAACGTGGAAGGAAGGCGGAGCAAAAGGAGTACTTAAAAAATTCTTTTTTCCGGATAAGAAAGAAGAGGCGGCAGAAGGAAACGCTGAAGGTGCATCAGGCAATAAAGACCTTTCGGAGATTAAAGAATTAATTAAAAAATTAATTCAAGTTACTTCAGATAGATCTACTGGCGGCGGATTTGGCGGCGGCAATGGTCCAGGAAGAAGAGGCAGACGTTCAGGAGGCAGAAGGTCCGGCAGCAGAGGCGGCGGTCGTCGGTCTTCGGGTGGTCAAAGAGATTTTAATTCAAGAGCCGGGGATATTGCAAGGAATAATACTAGAGATCAAAGCTCAACACGAGGAAACAGAAGCGGACGACAAAGCATCGCAGGCTCTGCAGAATCCAATCCCCGAATTAATCCTAACCGAAGAGTTCCAAGTCCAAGAAATAATCCGAGAAATTCTCCGAGAAATTCTCGTGGTCGTCGCTCTTCCAAGTCTAGTGGTGTTCTTGGCATTGTAGGCGGCTTGCTAACTGGTGAAACAGATATAGATGCTTCCTCTGTTCTGGATATGGTGAAAGACAGCGGATTAGTTGAAAAAGTGAGTAAAGGCCTTGGCGTAAGTAAAAAGCTCATTAGTGGGCCTTTGGGAGTTCTGGCAGATGCAGCAAGCATAGCTACATCAGCTCCGGGCAAGGAACGCGCACAAGCGATTGGTTCCACTGTAGGTGGGGCCGTTGGGAGTTCGGTAGGGGGAGCAATAGGGACATTTTTGCTTCCAGGTGTTGGTACTGCTGTTGGCTCATATGTAGGCGGTTTAGCCGGTGACTTCTTAGGTGGTAAAGTGGGCGGTTGGATTTCAGATCATGGCTCTGAAATCAAGGAAAAGGCCTCCAAAGTAACAGGCTGGCTGTCTGACCAAACCAAAGCCTTTGGTGATAGCATTTCTAACTTCTTTTCTTTTGGCGGAGATGACAAGCCTAAGAAGGAAGTAAAACCGCCCGCAGTTCCCAAGCCTGCTGTACCACCTCAACCGGTTGTAGCCGTGGCCGCTAAACCATTACCACCTATGCCGCCTTTCCCTGGCACTCCAGCCGTATATGGACCTATGCAGCCAGGTGCAAAAGGTGTTCCTAATCCTTACGGACCGATGGCTATCGCTAACCAGGGTGTAAATCCAAGCCCACTGCTAAATACTGCGGCTTATGCGAACAATGGAGCCAAGGCTAAAGGTAAAGCTAATGGTAATCCGACTCCTCAAGTGGTACAGATCAGTCCTGAACAAATGGGAACACTGTCTGGCTTTTTGAAGGATTTTAAAACGGAAACCACCAACCAATTCAATCTTCCTGCGGGGGCTGTACAGGTCACTGTGCATGAAAACAAGCTGGATGTGGATGGGCTGATTACGCAAATTGGCTACCGTTTGAAAGCCGAAATCTTGCGGGCAACACAGAATACGAAGCCTGCGGGCGCTGGAGTTGTGTAATGCAGGGAATGGCAGCAATGGGGGAGGAGGTTATATATGGAAAATATGGAGTTTAGTTTGACGGATGGCAAGGGAAAAAAGTTTCAGTTTCCAGTAAACCCTGAGGAAGTGACGATCTCACGCCAAAAGGGATTTGATACGACGACAATTTTATCCTATGGGGAGTTTGATTTTCCGCAAGGAGAGAAGGTGAAGGAAATCTCCTTCTCTTCTTTTTTTCCCAAGGAGTATGATGAATCGTATTGTAATTATCAGGATATTCCCGATCCGCAGGAGGCTATGAATACGCTGAATGGTTTCTTGTTGTCCCAAAAGCCGCTGCGCTTCATTATTACGGGGACATCCGTGAATGTGCCTGTTATTGTAGCCTCTCATAATTCGACCTTTCGGGGCGGGGAATCCGGGGATGTGAATTTTGATCTTTCGCTGCGGACCTGGAGGGAAATGAAGGTATCCAAAAAAGCCGGCAGCGGCTCGAAGTCAGTGACAGTCAACAAAAAACCTCGTACAGATATGAAAGAAAAGAAAAAAACATATACGGTTAAGTCCGGAGATTCCTTGTCCAAAATTGCCAAGCTGGAGCTGGGAGACAGCTCCCAATGGAGTCGTATTTATCAGCTTAACAAAAAGGTCATTGGGCAAAATCCGAATGCGATTAAACCGGGACAAAAGCTGGTGCTATCATGAGCTATAAAGTCATTTTACAGGATAAATATGATTTATCGCCGCTTGTGGAAAATATTAATCTGAGGGATTCGCTGGAGCAAATCGCTTATCAGGGTACGGTCAATCTGGTCGTTACGCCCGATATGCCTGCCATTTCTCCAGGGATGTCGATCCGGGTCAGCGGGATTCCGTATGGCAAAAAAGACTATGTTCCCTTGTTGTCTCCAGCGGTGATCTGGGAAGTGGAAACCTCTAACAGCGGGCTTAAGCGTATGACGCTGACGTTATATGACCGCACGGTGTATTTGGACAAGTCAGAAGATGAATATTTACTTCCTGCCAAGCAGACGGCCACCCAGCGTTTTCAGAAATATGCGAGAGATTGGAAGCTAAAAATTGCATCATTGCCGGACACGAAAAAACAGCTGGGACGCGCGGTATACCGGACACAGTCCATTTATTCCATGATGCTGGGCGATCTGCGGGAAACGGCTAAGGCGGGCGGCAAGCTATATCATCCACGAATGATCTCTTCCGGCTTGGAGCTGTACGAGTTGGGAACGAACAAAGATGTGTATGTTCTGGAGAGAGTTACGGATACAACACAATCCCGTACACTGGAAGGCGCGGCTACGAGAGTAAAGGTGCTGGCTACGGCTGCCAGCGAAACAGGCAAGGAGGTTCCCTCCAAGGTGATGGCGATTCAGGAAAAGGATATTGCCAAATATGGAACCCTGCAGGTCATTGTGCAGGATGACGAGGTGAAGTCCGGTGCAGCGGCACGTGAGCTGGCGAAAAGCAAGCTGAGAGGCATACAGCAAACGATTTCCGTGAATGCGCCGGATATGAACACGATTCGAGCAGGGGACGCGGTGATGCTCGGTTCCATGAAGCTGCTGGTGATTTCCGTGAGCAGGGAATTAGGGAATCCCGGCAGCATGTCGCTGGAGTTGGGAACGTATGACGATGTAAAAAGGAGGTTTTATCTTGAATAAGGACCCCTACGGGCATTTGGTCACCGCTTTGCAATCCTCATTTCACAAGCATACCAAGCAAGCGCTGAGCGGAGTAGGCGCGGTACTCGGCACGATTACCTCCACCGGACTCAAGCTGGACGATTTTAAACATGAGCTTCAGGATTATCTGGTCGCTGAGCTGCCGGGGTTGCTGTCTGTGCCCCGCCATATGTATAAAGGCACCTCGACCTCGGTCGAATCAGAGAATTGGGAGGGCAAAGAGCTCAAAACTTCCTTTTACATCGGGGAGGACGAGCTGGAGGATGTGAATCTGAGCCTGAACGAAGGTCTTAAGCCCGGAGATCGTGTACTGGCCATTCGGGTGAATAGCGGTAACGATGTGGTTGTCGTGTGCAAGGTGGTGAATGGACGTGGCTAATCTATTTCCAGAAACAGATGATATGATCTGGACAGACACAGATATGACCGACCCGGATGTGCTGGAGGATAATCGTGCAGTATTTGGGCGAAGCTGGCGGTTTGATTTTGAGGCCGGGGAGTTTGTTATGAGCCCCAGTCGTAAAATTGTAGCCACAGGTGAAAAAGAAGCCTGGGTACAGTGGTGTGAAAAAGCCATTCGCACCCCTCGCTACCGTCATGTGATCTATTCCCCTGACTATGGCAGCGAGCTGGAGGAGCTGATTGGCAACAGCTATGGGCGCGGTGTGCAGGAAAGCGAAATTAAACGCATGGTCACGGAAGCGCTGCTGGCAGATGCCCGCACGGCCAGTGTGGATCAGTTCACATTTCGCTGGGAAGGTGAGGCATGCCATTTTAGCTGCCAGATTACGAACGTGCGGGATGAAACGGAAATTGTGGAAAGTGTGGTGATCTAATGGCAGACTTGCCGGAATATTTGGTAGACCAGACGGAAGAGGAAATTTTAAATCGGATGCTGGAAAAAGTGCCTTCGGACATTGATAAGTCCGAGGGCTCTTTTATTTGGGATGCGCAGGCTTCGGTAGCATTTATGCTATCCGAAGCGGCGATCTGGGCGCAGGAGCTGCTGCGACGTGGATTTGCCAGCACGGCAGCCAGCGACAACCCGGATTTTCGCTCGCCGGAGCTGGATTTGCGAACAGCAGAGCATGGGGTGACACGGCGAGAAGCGGTTGCCGCCTCAGGTACAGTCACGTTTACAGGCACGGCGGGAACGACCGTCCCGGCAGGAACGTTGGTAGCGACTCCGGCAGATGATGTATCCGGGGAAGCTTCTATTGAGTACGCGACCACAGCAGCGGTTACGCTGGATGAACAGGGGACAGGAACTGCGGCCATCCGGGCGATCAATCCCGGACGCAGCGGCAACGTGCCTGCAGGTGTCATTCAGGTGATGGCCACTCCGATTAGCGGGATTTCTTCCGTGATCAATACAGAGGAAACAAAAAGCGGCACAGACATTGAGAGCGACCAGCTGTTGCTGGAGCGTTTTTATGCCAAAGTGCGAAACCAGGGTACAAGCGGTAACAAAGCACAGTATACCCAGTGGGCGAATGAAATTGCCGGGGTCGGCGGTGTGGAGGTTGTTCCACTGTGGAAAGGACCGGGAACAGTAGGTTTATATGTGCTGGACACGGACAAACGGGCTGCCAGCCCGGATATCGTCGCCGCGGTGCAGAAGTATATTGATCCGACTCAGGATGGACAAGGCGAAGGGCTGGCACCGGCAGGTCCTGTGGTGACGATTATGCCAGCGAATGAAGTGGTGATTAACATTTCAGTCAAGGTGCAGCGTACCAAGGAAAAGCCGTCCACACTGGATGAAATCAAAAAGCTGATCGAAAGCGGTGTGCGGACTTATTTGAGGCAGCTTGCTTTTTACAAGGCAGATCCGTTGGTCCGGTATACCCGGATTTCTGCTGTTTTGCTGGACATTCCGATCATTATTGATTTCTCCGATCTGAAAATCAATGGACAGAGCAATCAGAACATTGAGATTGGAACAGGACAGGTGGCAGTGCTGGGGACGGTGAGTGTCAGTGAGTAACACAAACGATAATGATACTTTTATCAACCGGGTAGCGGTATCAGCGGATATAAAGGATCAAATGAGCAGCTTGCGAGGACGTGAGCTGTTTTCTCATTTGCCTGCCTACTATGAAACCTCACGTGTGATGCGTTCTGATATGGATGCGAAGGGCAGCGAATTGGACGCCTTGTATCTCGCAATGGATGCAACGGTGGGGCAGTTTTTCGTACGTACCGCCACGTGGGGATTGGAACGCTGGGAAATGGAGCTGGGTATCGAGACCGACCTGGCAAAGCTTTTGGATCAGCGACGCGCAGTCGTGGAATCGAAGCTGCGAGGGGCCGGAACTTTTTCCGGCCGGCTTGTCAAAAATGTAGCCGAAGCGTATGACGGAGGCACGGTAGATGTTACTTTTCACCCGGCTGAATGGGGATTCACGGTCAAATTTATCGATACCATCGGGATTCCGCCCAACGTGGATGACCTGAAGGCAGCCATCGAGGAGATCAAGCCTGCTCACATGGCAGTTGAGTACAAATTACGCTACCTGACCATTGCCGAGGTCGAGTCTATGACCCTCTATGAAAATGAACATACAACACAGGATAGATATCTGGGAGGTGGCGCATAACATGGCAAGCGAAAAAACACCAAATCTTGGCTTAAATCAAATTGACCGTACGTCGCCGAAAACAACGTATTTTGATCTGGATAAGTATCTGGATCAAAACTGGCGCGCGGTAGATGAATTTGCAGGTGATGTGAATGATGGTGTAAATGCGATCAAAAAGCGTCTGGATACGGCGGAGCGTAAGGCGGTAACTCTGGAACCTGGGGTGCAGATTGTTCATGCGGAAAAGGCCGCGCCATTTTCGCTGACGGGGTTGAGCGGGCGTACGTTGGTAAATTTGTTGGGGCGATGGGGTAATTTAAGTAGCTTAACAGGGGTACTCCCCTATCAATCCGATCTAGTGTTGGATACTTCGAATAAAGGAACAATGCTTAATTCGTTAAAAGTAACGATTAGCTCTGGATATACAGTGGGGGTAGGATTTTATAGCAATTTTAAATTCTTGGCCGGAAAATATTACGTTGCAATCGCAAGGGCGAAAGTAGGCAATGCTACAAATGCGGGAATATCTGCCCCGGGTATTCTAGGAGGAACGAAAGTTACGGATAAAACTAAATTTACTACAACGTGGTTCAGGCTGGCTCCTACTAGCGATTTAACCTCAAGCATAGATTTAGCAACATGGGGTACTGAAGGACAGTATTCCTATTTTGAAGCTGTGCGTGTATATGAAATTTCAGCAAGCGAATACGCTGCATTAGCGGAGATGACAGGGGAGCAAATTGATGCTAAGTATCCATATGTAGATAGTGTAATGCCTGTACGTAATCCATACGCGATCCGATACGGCGAGAATTTATTACCGCCATTTTATGAGTGGACGCGCATCCATGCAAATGCCAAAATTTTAGGGCCGTATAGCTTAACGCATACCAAAACGGGCACAACTGTGCCTGAGTCTTGTTCATCTCCGGTGCTGCCAGCATTGCCCAACACAAACTACTATTTAAAAAATGGTAGTGAGGGAGTAAATATGAGGGTATGGTTTTCCGCTGATGGAGTTACATTTACGGAAGCAGCAAGTATTGATACGGCAGATGGGACTTTTAAGACACCTTCAAACTGCAATTACATTTTAGTCGAAACGTATATAACTAAAGAAAAGACAGGCACCTTCACGTTTACAAACCCTATGCTCAACATCGGCAGCACAGCCAAACCATTCAAACCACGTGAAGATTCCATACTTGCGCTGCAAACGGACCTGTACGCTGATTCAGCTACAGGCACTAATGCTGATATCGTCTTTGAGCGTAATGGGCAATACTACAAAGTTAAGAAATGGCAAGGCTTGACGCTGGACGGTTTGCTACCGTGGGTGCTTCAAGCGATGAGAACAGGATTCGTGCAAGTTGGAGTTGAGAACGCATTGTCTCGGAATGTTGAAAACTCTAAAGTAGCAGTTAAGTTTGATGGAAAACTCTTAACAAATAGCACAGCCACGCTTAGTAACGGAGACCAAATTTACACGGGGACTGCTCCCTCATCTACTAATGAGCATCTCTATGTTTCTATCTTTGGTGCAGACAGTGGATGGGGTGACAGTTACCTACCAAGTGCGGAAGAGATTAAGGCCTATTTTATGGGCTGGAAGATGTACGATGCTAATGTTTACACACCAGCACAAGCGCAAGTAGCTGCTACTGCAACCTACAACGGCACAGGCACGAAATATTGGGTTCAGCGCGTCGGTGCAGCTAATTACACTCAAACGTTGCCGTCTGTCACTTATGCGGGGTACACTCCTTACCGACTTATATACCAACTCGCAACGCCTACAATTGAGTCTATCGTATCTGAGGGACAGCTAACAGTTACAGAGGAAGGTAATCAGATAGAAGTAGGCACAGGCATTATATTGCGCGAACGAAGCACACCATATCAGGAGGCCAATAAATATTGGAACATAAATAACGGTTCGCCAGGATGGGAAACGTCGGTGCTTAAAAATAAAGTGCTGAAAATACTAGCTGTATACAAAAACAATCAAAAGGACAACGAATCTTGGAATATAACCAACAGCCAAGTAACGAACGCTGGGGCGATAGCTCAACAGAGCGATTTGGCCCACGACATTACAGCAGCCTACAGCGTCACCTACCTTATGCTGGACAAGTCGCCTATGGTTTCTTTTAGAGGTTCTTACGCAATTAACGAAAAGACGCTGCTGCTTGATTTGGTAGATAGCTTACAGCAGAATAGTACGCGCTTGTCTGTCGTGGAGAATAAGAAAGCGGATAAGAATAACCCGTCGTGGCTTGCCCCTACATTGCTTAACGGGTGGGTTGACGGAGATGGAGCGACAGGGTTCTATAAGGACTCCTATGGCATCGTTAGGATCAGAGGCAGTGTGAAAAATGGCGTCACATCACCTGGCACAGTAATATTCAGGCTACCAACAGGCTATAGACCAGTAACCAACATAAGGATAGGAGTTTATTCTAATTCTTCCTCTACAGGGATAAATCAAACCGAAATGATAATTGATACATCAGGAAATGTCCTTATCGGTATAAACGGGCAAAATAATTTATTAGCTCTGAATGCTTTACAATTTTTGGCGGAAAAGTAGGGGAGGACAACACATGAAAGCAGTCGTAAAAGTAAATAAAGACGGCCTCTATCTGGAGGACGAGTTGGTGGACGATGCCTTTTCGGGTATCGTCCCTTTTTATGTCCCATCTTCACTCACGCTATCTGATACAGACCAGCAGCAAGAAAACTATAAGCTTACTGACAATAATTCGAGTGCTAAAAATGAAGCGAATTCAGAAAACATCCCTGCAGGCTATACCGTTGGTATTCCAGTGCCACCGGGATTATATCATCCTCGTTTTGACATTCAAGGCTGGTTGGCTTATGAAGCAGAATATGATGAAAAGCTGACACAAAGAGACCCGACAACATTTTGGAGTGAAGGATTAAGTGCTGAAGCAATCAAGGAACTTACACGAGAAGCGGAGCAACAATCAAGTGAGGCAGATCAATTGAAGCAACGAATAGCAGATCTCGAAGTGACACTGACTCACCTCTTGCTTGGTAATACAAGAAAATGACGTGTACTGACTCTGATTGATACTGCTATATATAGCAACAAAATTTATACAAAAGAGGTGAAGTCATCACTATGGCAACTCTAACAGAGACTCAATTGCGTATTTGTGCTCGTGCTTGTATTACCCGTTATGACCAGGGGGAGGGCGATATAGCGACCATCATTGGAAGCTACGCTTTAGATGAAAAACAACGTAAACAAGTGATGGAAATCGTTTTATCCCATCGTTCTGATCTGGTACTGGATAGCGTAGAGGATTCGTCATCTATGGAGGTTTCCAATGCACAGCGAGATTCGGTTAAATGGTTTAGCTCTATTTTCCGCAAGAAAACAGTATAGAGAACAGAGCAAAAACATCCTGTACCCAAAGGAGGAATAAGCATGTATGAAAGAATGAATCCTTTTAAAAGGATTCAATTTCGGTCAGGCGGCAGAGCTGGGGATGTGAGTATCAATGGGCAGTGATATAAAAAATCAAATGAACAGCGTACGAGGCCGGGAGCTATTTTCCTATCTTCCAGCCTATTACGAAGCATCCCGTGTCATGCACGCCGATATGGATGTCAAGGGTAGCGAGTTGGATGCTCTATATCTCGCGCTCGATGATACGTTAGCCCAGTTTTTTGTTCGTACTGCCACTTGGGCGCTGGAACGTTGGGAGATGGAGCTAGGCATCCCGATTCATTTGGAAAAGCCACTGGAGCAACGACGATCCGTTGTGGAATCGAAGCTCCGCGGGAGTGGCAAATTTTCAGGGGATTTAATTCGGAAAATCATGAACACATTTGGTGTCGATGGACAAGTAAATTTTGATCCGACCGAGTACAAGTTTGGTATAAGCTTTGAAAACCGTATCCCTGAAAATATGGTTGATTTCAAAAAGATCATCGAGGATATTAAGCCTGCTCATCTTGCTTTTTATATGAATAACAAGATCAGGCTTGCATTTCTTCATGAGAATGAAATCGTTTCTCGTATTCGATTACGTTCGAGAGTTCGCTTTTTTGGTGGACAACCTTGGTATTTGGATGGCGTTGAGTTACTCAACGGAGTAGCTTCATTGTCCGGATGGACTGGGGAACGTCTACGAAATTTGAACCGAATGAAGCTGGCCATTATGCATCATGTGAATAATCATCAGGAAGGCAGTATGAAGATTCGAGACCATTATTGGAAGTTAGATGGCAGTATGAGACTGGACGGCAGCCAGATGCTAAGCTCAAGTGAGACAATTGTTTCCGTCTAAAAATGTATGCAGCTCATTCAGCACTGGCAATAGCTTGAAAACGAGCATGGCTGCCTTGCAAACTAATTTGCCAAGAATAAACTTTAATTTTGAAGTAGAAAGGATGGTAAGCATGGCAGAACAAGTTCTGACAATTACGACTGCTTACGCAAGAGAACAAATGGCACGTGCTCGTGCTGAGGGAGGAACGCTCACAAAAGTGGTAAAAATGGCGTTTGGCAGCGGAGGTGTAGATCAAGTGGGGAAGCCACTGCCTTTGGACGGAACGGAGCAGACGTTGAAAAAGGAGCTCGTCCAGAAGGATATTACCAGCTATGAATTCATTGCCCCTGCGACAATCCGCTATATCTGCTCACTTGCGGAAACCGAATTGGCCGGAGAAACGATTAATGAGCTTGCTTTAGTAGATTCAGCGGGCAAGCTGACGGCCGTTCGTACGATGAGCAACAAGGTCAAGGACAGTGATATGGAGTTTGTTTTCGAAATTGATGACATTTATTAAGGAGGAAAAAGTATGAGTATACAACAGCCACGCAGATTTGTTACTACTGATCAGGGACATGCGGATGTTCTAAATGTACCAATTGATACTCTGTACACGAATGACCAGGAACTGGCCGCGCAGATTGAAAGCATCAAAAAGGATCCGGCTGGAAACGGTGTTGCTTCCAAGAAAGCGTTGGACGATCATGTGGCCGATAAGGATCTACATGTCACTGCTGCCAAGCAAGCGGGGTGGAATGCTGCGCAGGCTAATGCCAAAGCTTACACTGAGCAGTACGCAGCACCGAAGAGCCATACGCATAGTACATCAGATCTGCCAAGTGCGACCACGCAGGCCAGAGGAATTACTCAACTGAACAACTCGGTGAGCAGTATAGCAACGGATCAGGCGGCAACCCCAAGCGCAGTCAAAGCAGCATACGATTTGGCGGTTAGTGGTCAGCGGGTTAAGGTCACAGCCGATGATGGATCTGCGCAAAATATTTCAGGACAGGATTTAAACGTCGACCGTCCTACAGGCTGGTACATGGGATCTAGTATGGGAAATGCACCGAATGGTGAATGGTATTGGGTCGAAAATATAAAGCACAATACTGACTGGTTTATACAAGTAGCCTACAACTTTAATAACGTAGATGTATACTCCAGATATAAAAGAGGTGGAGCTTGGAGTGGTTGGACCTGGAACCCTACGAGAGCAGAGGTCGATTATTTAAAGTCTGTGGCTAGAAATATGATCGTTTCGCCTGCCACCCCATCAGGAGGAAATGATGGAGACATTTGGTTTCAATATCAATAAATAGAGGGGGCGCATTGTATGGCTCTAGGTACTAAAGTTAATGGGGCGTGGAAAACGCCCAGTGGAGTATCCGTCAAGGTTTCGGGATCGTGGAAGAAGGTACAAAATATATGGGTTAAAGTGTCGGGAGCATGGCGTCCTGTTTGGACTGCAGCCCTGACTTTGCGGCAAGGGGGCATATGGGGAAGTAATTCATACGTGAGCAAACAGGCGGACCATGTGGAATTGTACGCATACAATCCAAATACCGGCGGTGGGGATGCTGCCGTGGTGACAAATACACTAGTGGATCTGACCAATGTTACCTACGTTGATTTTGATTTCGCACTAGAAGGTTCAATAGATTCTAGGTCCGATGCTATTTTCATTGCGTCGAAGGAGCAGATGGGCGACGGTAGTACATTTAACGCCCGGACGTATCAGGGTCTCCGAGTATCAAGAGCCACAAAAAGCTTGAATGTAGCCGGATTGTCCGGATACTACTATTTACGCGCCCATGCTTCCGTCAATGGCGATGCAACCTATTGGAAACGGGTAAGACTTTACCGCATTTTATTGGATGGCCGGGAAATTTGGAACGGCAGCAATAGCTGGACATACATTTAATAAGGAGGTGCGATCATGTCTGATTACAATTATGTGCAATATCACAAGGAAACCGGCAGCGTGGTGGCCATTACGACCGCAGAGCCGACAGCGCCAGAAGGGTACGCGGTGGCCAAGTCGGAAAAGTATAAGCCAGGTGACGAATTCATGTACACCATTACAGTGCAGCGATGACATTTACGCCTAATAGCGGTTTGGTCAAGGTTTGGATTAGTTTGGTCATGACCGGCACGTATAAGTTGGATGAGGTGCCTAATCTATTCAATCTAAAACCGATCGTGTCGGAAGTTATAAACAGAACAGCATAAAATCATGAACAGCGCCGCAAGGCGTATTTTTTATGCCAGAGCGTGTTTTCTATGCCCTTGTATTAACCAAGGGCATTCATTTTACACCTTGATTCAAAAGGGGGAACAAATATGCATGAAAAAATCGATCAGATTTGGCTGGGGTTTTCCACGGGGACCCTGATCGGTTATTTTTTCGGAGGGTGGACGACAATGCTGACGTTGTTGTTATGGATGGTCATTATCGACTTTTTCACCGGCTGGGCGGCGGCCTGGATTAATGGGCAATTGAAAAGCCGCCAAGGCTATTATGGTGTTTTTCGCAAGGTTACGGTGTTTTTGATGATTACGGTGGCTCATCTGATCGACGGTATTCTGGGGGATGCACATTATTTCCGGGATGCCGTCGTTTTCTTTTATTTGGCGAACGAGCTGCTGTCTATTATTGAAAATGTGGGCAGAATGGGGGTGCCGATGCCGGATATTTTGCGGAATGCGGTAGCCATTTTTGAATCCAAGTCGAGCGGGGAAAAGAAAAAGCCAGCAGACCCTTCTGACAAAGGGAATAAAGTTTCCTGA